CCCAAATACCTGGCTCGCCCACGACAAGTGGGCAGAGCATGCAGTGATGATGGAATTAGGAGTGAAAGAGCTTGGCTAAGTTCGTAGAAATGGACGAGCGCGGCGTCGAGACATGGGAAGACACCTATGACGGCAAGCTGCAGGTTCACTACCGGCAGGACGTCGAGCCGGTGCTGGACTACACGAAAGCCCTGCGCAACGACGGTCTCACCGATCACGGCATCAAGAATGACCTGTGGCACTACGCGCAGATCCCTCCCGTGGTGATCCTTGAGATGAAGTTCAAGCATGGAATCGACGTGTTCAACAAGAACCACCTGAAACGGGTCTTTGAGCTACTGAACCGCGAATACCCGTACTTGAAGACCACCGAAAAGAACCACTGGCTGAAGCACTGATGTCCGCCGTCATCGAACTACACCCTGACGAGACCAACGAGACCGTCAATCGCGCGAGCAAGGCCTATGTGAAGGGCGACTACGCACGCGCTGGTGCCATTGCCGAGCTCTACCTGCAGGAGCACCCCGACGACGCGCAGGCGCTGTCAATCCTCGCGGCGTGTCTCAAGCAGGGCAACAAGACCGCAATTGCGTACACGCTGGCGAAGCGCGCCGTGGACTTGCGTCCCGACCGCTCGGAGACCTGGGTGTGCCTAGGCCACATGGCGCAGAACCTATGGCGCATGGACGAGGCGCTCGACTGCTACCGCAAGGCGCTGGCACGCGCCAGCCGCCCGACACAGCGCGCCTGTTACAACAACAACATGGCGAGCGTGTATCTCGACCAGGGACAGTTCGCGAAGGCCGAGGAATTCGTCGCGAAGTCTCTGGACATCGAGAGCACCGATCCCAACGCCCGGCACAACATGGGCCTGTGCCTGCTGGCGCGGCGCGAGTGGGCGAAGGGCTGGGGCTACTACTCCGCTTCTATCGGCTCAAGCTACCGTTCGGAGTTCAAGTACCGCGGACGAGCGAACCCTGAGCCCGTGTGGGACGCGAAGCCCGTGAAGCTGCTCGCGGTATTCGGCGAGCAGGGCTTGGGGGACGAGGTCTGCGCGGCCTCCGCGATCCCGGACATCATCGCGCGACAGAAGGAAGGCGGCGGTCGCGTCATCATCGACTGCGACCGCAGGCTCGCGGGTCTTTTCAAGCGCTCCTTCCCCGAAGCGACTGTCCACGGCACACGCTGGGAGAAGGAACTCGACTGGCCGGAAGCGGACAGGAACATCGACGCATCGATCTCGGCCTTCGAGGTGCTGAAGCACTTCCGCACGAAGGACTCTGACTTCCCCGGCACGCCGTACCTGAAGGCCTGCCCGACTCGCACCGCGATGTGGAAGCACCACCATGGCGGGAAACCGACCATCGGCATTGCCTGGACTGGCGGCACGTGGAAGAACGCGGGATCGTTCAGGAACATGCCGCTGAAAGAGTGGCGGCCTATCTTCGACGCCGTGGACGCAAACTGGATCTCGCTGCAGTACAAGGACGCCGCGAAGGACATCGAAGGCACGCCGGTCGTGCAGTACCCGTTCGCGACCCTGACTAAGGACTACGACGACACGGCGGCGCTGGTTGCCTCATGTGACCTCGTGATCGGCATGCAGACCTCCGTCAACCACCTGGCGGGTGCGCTGGGCGTGCCTACGTGGATCATCCTGCCGAAGACCTCGCAGTGGCGTTACGGCGAGGAATACACGGATCTGACTTGGTACAAGAGCGCGAAGCTGTATCGGCATGGCGCGAGTTGGCCGGTGCAGACCATCGCGAGTGATTTGAAGGCGTTTTTCAAATGATGGTCAACGCCGGCCAGCTAATCTCAGCCGAGTACCAGGCGCAGCAGCAGCATCTGCACGAGACGACTGAGTACGGGACCATGGCCCAGCATTACGGTGGGCTAGTCTCTCAGATCGTCGAGAAGCTGGAGATCACGCACCTACTGGATTACGGCTGTGGGAAGCGCATGGGTCTTCTTAAGACCCTGAAGACGAAGCAGAAGATGACATACCAGGGTTACGACCCAGGTGCTGGCGTACCGGAGCTCGCAACCGCTCCGATCCCCGCGCAGATGGTTTGCTGCATCGACGTTCTCGAGCACATCGAGCCTGAGTTCTTAGAAAACGTACTCGACCATCTCGCGAAACTAACGGAGGTCGTGGCGTTCCTGTCGATCCACACGGGGCCGGCCACGAAGATCCTGCCCGATGGCCGCAATGCACATCTCACCCAAGAGCCCATAGAGTGGTGGCTGCCGAAGCTCACGAGCCGTTGGGACATCCAGACGCTGCAGAAAGTGGGCGATCACAGTTACTACGGGATTTTCTACGCCAGGCCGCGTCTTGAATCTCCTGACGGACAGAAGTTAGTCGCCTAGATGAGCCAGACCATCCCGCTTTACGTTGGCTTCGACCAGCGTGAGGCGGCGTGCTACCACACGTTTTGTCAGAGCGTGTTGGAGCGGGCGAGCATGCCCGTGGCGTTCATCCCGCTACACGGGCCGATGCTGAAAGGTTTTGACGGCCAGAAGGACGGCACCAACGCCTTCATCTACTCGCGCTTTCTCGTGCCGTATCTGCAGAACTATCGCGGGTGGGCGCTGTTCGCGGATGGCGACATGGCCTGCCTCGATGACATAGCGAAGCTCTGGGAGCTACGAGAACAGTTTCTATTCAACAAGGCGGTTGCGGTCGTCAAGCACGACTACAAGACCAAGTTTCCGCGAAAGTACATCGGAACTCCGATGGAAGCCGACAACGCAGACTATCCAGGGAAGAACAGATCCTCCCTCATCCTCTGGAACTGCGAGCACTTTGCTAATCGGCGTTTGACCCCGGAACTCGTCGCGGAGAGTCCGGGGTCCTTTCTTCACCGCTTCCAGTGGTGCGCTGAGGATCAGATCGGAGAACTACCGCAGGAGTGGAATGCTCTCGCGATGGAACAGGACATCTCCTGCGCCTCGCTTGTCCACTTCACCCTGGGCTCACCGGGATTCAAACACTACCAGCGCTGTGACGGCGCCGATCACTGGCACCGCGCCTACAAGAACGCGACGCATATGGAGAATGGTTAATGGCCGTGATCACTAGCTATTCCACACTGCTCACGGCAGTCGGCGACTACCTCGCGCGCAGTGATCTCACGACGTGGACGCCTAACTTCGTTCAGAACTGTGAGGAAAGGTTTTATAGGGACTCGGAGAACTGGGCCTCTTGGATGGAATCGGCTCTCAGCGTAACAATATCTAGTGGTGTTGCCGCATTGCCCTCCAACTACCTGGGACTCCGAGTCGCCTATATCTCAGGACAGACCAGCCAGCCGCTAAAGCGCATCACGCTCGAGCAGCTGTACTCGCGCTACCCGCGCACGACCTCCACCGGCACGCCGATCTTCATCTCCCGCAACGCATCGAACTTCGAGTTCGGCCCGGTGCCGACTGATGGCGCGTCACTTGTCGGTACCTACTACGCGAAGCCGACAGCGCTTCGAAGCTACGCAACTGGCGGCGCCGACGCGGTTGCGCACTTCCTGATCGTGAATGCGCCGGATCTATTGCTCTATGGCGCGCTCTTGGAAGCCGAACCGTTCCTGAAGAACGATGCGCGTGTGGGGCTGTGGAAGTCTGCCTACGACATTGCGCTTGCTGCGTACCGAAGTCGGTTCGATGAGGAAATGCAGTCCGGATCAGCGCCATTCACGGTGGCGGTATGAAGCAAGGGCTCGTATTCAAGGAGTGGGCTCCAGACCAACCAGATATGGGCGCCGAGGCTCTGATCACGGCCAAGAACGTGATCCCGTCCGTCAACGGGTACAAGCCGTTTCACCCGTTGGACTCGAGCATGGGCACGGTGGGGGCTGGCGTATTCGCAAGCTTCGTATCGTCGGGAGTCAACAAGACCGAGAACAACGTCTATGCCTGGGCGCTCGGCGATTTCTACGTGGGCTCTGGGAGCTCATTCGCTACGCGCGGATCAAGCAGCGCCAACACGGCCAGCGACATCGGCTCCTTTGCGCAGTACGAAAACATTGTCATTTTTGCCGGTGGAAACATTCCCAAGAAGCATTTTGCCGGCAGCGTAGCCAACTTCTCGACGCTTGCATCAGTCGGCACCGCGCCATCTGGGTGCGTTGTTGGGATTATTGGGCAGTTCGTCATGATCGGTAACATCTTCGATGCCGTGACTGCGAACATGGCCCGCAATACCGTTCAGTGGTCTGGCATCGATAATCCCACCTCGTGGCCGACGCCTAATAGCGCGACCGCTATTGCGCAACAGGCCGGCTCTCAGGACATGAATCTACTCTATGGCCGCGTGAATGGCATCCATGGAGGCGATCAGCATGGCGTTATCTTGCAGGACACGGCAGTCACCCGCGTGACCTATGTCGGGCCTCCTGCGGTATTCCAATTCGATCTAGTGGCCAATGATGTTGGCTCTGTCTATACGAACCGGTCTGTCAAGGCCGGTCCATGGACCTACTTCAAGTCGATGGCTGGCTTCTGTCGTACTGACGGCGTCAGCATTGAAAAAATTGGTGCCGGCAAAGTGGATGACTACTTCGCCAGCACGAACGTGGGTTCAGACATTCAGGTGTCGTACGACTACCTGAACAAAAACGTCATGTTTGCATTCGCATCAACAACGCCTTCCATCGCTACGTTGAATAGCATGTTGATCTTCAACGAAGACACCTCCGGCTGGTCGTATTGCGACACCAGTTTGCGAGTGCTTCTGAAGCCAGGTAGTGGTGCGGATGATGGCGTCGTGACGCGAACGGCCATGGCGTTCAACACGACCAATATCCTCGGGAAGTTTCAAGCTACCGCGGGCTCTGCGGTATTCGAGACATCCGATGCCGAGTTCAATCCTGGCGGCCGCACCTACATCGACGGCATCAAGCCCAACATCGAGAGCAGAGGCACGGCGCCAGCCGTGACTGTGCGCCTTGGCTACCGAGACGATCTTGGCACAACGCCTAGCTATACGTCCGTCACCAGCGCCAATAGCGCGACCGGCGAGGCTAACTTTCGCGTGGATGCCAAATACACTCGCGCCGAAATCACGATCACCGGCAATTTCGATAAGGCCACAGGCTTTGTCGCCAGCGTCTTGCCGTCCAGCAGCCGGTGAGCGTTTTTTGCCTCGGCCCAGAACAGCTAGACGGGCTGTGGGACGAGATTGCGCCGCACCTGGCGCGGTTCGAATCAGAGCGCGGCTTCAGCTCCGCAGACATCAGACGAGACCTTGCGAGCACAGCCAAGCAGCTGTGGGGCTACGAGGTTGGCGGGCGGGTGATCGGCGTCTGCGTGACGCAGGTATGCAAACCCGTCGTTGAGATCTTCGCTGCGGTCGGCACGCAGACAAGCAATGGACAGATTCAAGAAGTGCACGCGGCCATCGAAAGGTGGGCGCGTGAGATTGGCTGTACGCGGCTACGAATCAAGGGCCGCAAAGGCTGGCTTCGTATGTTGGACGGCTACGAAATGATTTTGGAGAAGGAGTTAGCATGAGCGGCGGATCAAGTGGCGGCACCACACGCATGGAGCCCCCGAAGTATCAGCTTCCCTACCTGCAGCGCGGCCTCAGTGAGGCAGGCTCGATCTACGATCAGGAGCGCGGCGGCAACAACATTGCGCCGATCTCCAACGAGACGAACGCGGCGTGGGATGCGACGGCGGCTCGAGCGCAGAACGGCTCGCCCCTGACCGGCGCCGCTCAAGGGCTGGCGCAGAAGACCATCGAAGGTGGCTTTCTCGGATCAAATCCCTACTTAGATGCGGCCTATAACAAGGCCGCCTTGCAGAGCCAGAATCAGCTACAGAGCGAGTTTGCTGGTGCTGGTCGAAATGTGGAGGCGGCGCAGGGCCTAAGAGCCCAGCAACTCAACGACCTCGCGACCGGCATCTACGGCGGCGCCTACGACAGCGAGCGCAATCGCATGCAGGACGCCATGGGCGCGGCGAACTCGCTCGCCAATCAGGACTACGTGGACCTCGGCCAGCTACAGCAGGTGGGTGCGGGACGCGAGGGCTACGCGCAGGAGCAGTTAGACGCTGGCGGCCTCGCACTCGACCGCTACCTGGGTCGCGTGCAGGGGAACATGGGCCAGAACACCTACTCATCGCAGGCGCGTAACCGCGCCGCTGGTGCTATCGGCGGCGGCATGCTCGGCAGTCAGATGGCCAGCCAAGCTGGCTATGGTGGCTGGGGTCAGCTGATCGGCGCTGGCCTCGGGGCGTACGGTGGAGGCTGGGGCTAGCCGTGCCTGACTACTACACCGGCTATTACGATGAATCGCGCCTGAGAGGCGCGCAGCAGGGCGGGGCTGGCTACAGCGACCCAGGCTACGTGCCGGACCCGTCGACGCCGATCCAGACCAGCGGTTTCACCTACAACAACGGCGGCCACTTCGCTGGCACCAACACGCCAATGAGCGATCAGGCGCGCAATACCCTGATGCAGAACGTTGGTCAGATTCCGACTGATCGTGACGTGCTGGGTGGTGGCAAGTTCGGCGTGCGCGGATGGATGAATGATCATCCGTTAGGAGTCATTGCTGCCTTTATCGCAGCTGCCGCTGGCGGCGGTGCACTTGCAGGAGGACTTGGTGCGGGAGGCGCTGGAGCAGGCGCTGGTGCCGGTGGCTTGAGCTCCGCGGAGCTATCGAGCGTCGCCGGCAGCATGGGCGGCTCGTTGTCAGGCGGTCTTGCGGGCGCCGGAGCGGGCGCGGGCGCTGCTGGGGCCGGATCAGGCGGCGCGCTCGGTGCTGGCCTTGG